GGCCCTTGGTTGGTGCCATCAAGATAGATTTCCAATGGGCTGGCCCATATCACCAGTTTTTCGTCGGCCTTGGTAGGTACCCCGGCCTTGAGTCTGTTGTTGACGTCAAAATAGTAACCTGGAGGTGGCACAAATTTGACCAAACTGCCCACGGTAATAAAGCGTGTGTTGTTGCTGGAAAAATTTCCTATGCTCACAGGATTACCTAAAACATTTTTGAAATATCCTGTGGTTGTGTTGGCCTGACTGGTACTCAAATTCCAGCTCACGTTCAAAGATGTCAACGATGATCTAGGAAACTTGGCATAATAAAACTGTGTAGACTGGCTGGTGCCCAGCAACGGTTGAATTTGATTTACAACAACTTCGTCGATTTCATTGTTGGTGGTGGTAGTGAATTCAAAGGTCGGCAAACTGTAGTTTTCATACAAGGCTCCGTCACTGCTGAATGTGTTGGTGCTGGAGTACTTGCCAGTGTTGTCTACCAAATCAAGATATCTGCTGTTGCCAATGGATGCGCGATTCAATGCCTTTGATTTTAAAATTGAATTGTAAGCAGTAAATGGAAAATTGTTGTAGTCTTCGCCATTGACCATGCGATTCTGTGTGTAGTACCTGGCTGGAGCACGAGCCTTGATCTCATCCAAGGTTTCTCTTGGCTGAGCGTTGCTTACAGGAGTAGTAATACCACATGTGAATGTGATGGTTTCTAGCTGACCAGTTCGGCTGATGTAACTGATAGGGATGATCACACTCTGCATTTCTTCAGGATTGATAATGTATTGCAATCCATTGCTGGCTCGCACATAACAACGGAACTGTCCCACTGGTATGGCTGAGAATACACCGTCACCAAAATCCAAAGTGATCTGATCATTGGTGCGACTTGTTGTGCTGAAAAGTTTGCGCAGGCCTGGACCAGTTTGTTCTGCCGCGGCACCATACACGCTGGGCACATATTCCCATTCGGAAGCAATGCTCCCCACATTGTCTAATTGATAAAGCCAACGGTCTTCATTGTTGATGCCTTCGATGTTGATGTCGACGGCACGATTGCTAACACGGTCAGCCAAGTTGAAATCTTGATTTTGTAACACACCCTGTTTGAACAGGAAAAAGTATCCGGTATTGGCACTGGAAAAGCCCAATTGATCATTGCGGAATAAAACGTTGAATACGCCGTTGGGCTGTGGGCTGGGCTCATACACAAAACTTTTGCCCACAATAGAAGAATTTACAGCTTCAAAGGGCATGTTGATTCCGTCCACGGTGGCTGTGTATGGAATCACAGGCAAATAACCAGTCACTAGATTTATACTGTATTGTGCAGTGTCAACTCCTAGTATGGTGCTTCTGGCCCCAGGAACACCTATGCGTTGGCTGTCTACCAAGGCTGCATTGATAATGGCCGTGAATTGTTCTTGCCAGCTAAAATTTGTTGGGTCGGCCCAGTTTACTGTGACATTGGCCAGATCAATTCCATTGATGTCAGTGACATTTTCTGTGGTAGATACGGAAAATACTTTGAGATATCCACTTGCTTCTATGTTACGTTTGGGAGTATAACTGACCAAATTGGCCAGTCTGACCACGGAATCTCTGCGTTCGGCGGTGTCTAGGTAATTTTCTCTTGTGTTAAGATCTGTGCGGAAAGCCAGTGCCTGTCCCATAAAGGCCATAACGTCCAGCAAGGCAATAAATTCTGAACTTTCAATGTAGTCATTGAATGTTTCTGGATAATACAGACGCAGATAGTCCACAAAACTTTTGCGCAGGGTTTCAAAATCATAGCTTTGAAAGTCTGCTTCTCTATAGGTTTGATAGATTCGCTTCCAATCTTCTACGCCAAATATTGCTGTTTGTCTAGTGGTCTTGGCCATAATAATCCAGTGTTCTTGTATTTATGGATTTCAAAAACGGCGCAGTTAAACGTAGCTGGCTCGGCGCTGTTGTTGATCAAAAAATATGCTCAACAGTTGTGCATCTGTGCTGGGCACTATGGCCAATTCAACCTGTATTAATATGCCATTTTCCTGTGGAAACACCTGCACGTCTGATATCTGTATTCTTGGATCATATCCGGCCACACGTTGTATTTCGCGCTCAATGGCCAGGGTGGTTTCGTTGGTTTGATTTTCAAACAAATTGTCCCACAATGCTGTACCGTACTGTGGACGCCCTGGTAATTGGCCCTGTCGTATGTTTAGGCCATTCAACAGGTCACGCTTTACTAGCTCTGTGTCTAGCAAAGTAAATTTTTTAAATTGATCTTGAGTGTTAAAACCAATAAATGTTGCCATAGTCTAGTATTTAACCTCGATCAGTGTTTGGTGCGAATCTAAAAGTTCCGTCCTCGTTGGTAGTGGCGCCCAATGACACAGAAATATTGCCCATGGTCGCAGATACATTGGCCGCGTCTGTGTATTCAATATCTGGAATTTTTGGGTTACCAATGATATCAGTCACAGCTTGATCTATTTCGTCTCTTATGACAGTGTTTTCAAATCCGCCCAACTCAGGAGCCACATTCAAAACAGCCCCATAGGTGTCAGCAAAATCTATGGCATATTGCCCTTGTCTAGCAGTGTTTTGTATCAATGCGGCCAACTCACCGCCGGTTTGTCCTCGTACCCAAGCTACCACAGCATCCACACCATATCTTACAGCAGGTTGTAAAAATGTGGCAATGAATCTGGCTGATTCGGTACCATTGATTATCCCAGTGTCAATCAGGCCCTGATAAGCTCCTTCATAAAGAGCAATCTGCGCAAGATTTTGTATGGCCGGCGAATTCAAATAGTCAGTCAGGCTGTTGATGTTGAATAGTCCAGTCCATGCTGCAGGAGTATTCAACACAGTAATAGTCATGCTGGGTTCAGTGATCAAACTCAAACTGGTTGGTTTAAGCAGTTCGACCAGCACAAGATTTTCTGGAGTTTGGCCATATTCACCAACTCCGCGAGTGGCCACTAGAGCCCCCGCATACACTGGCACATTACTATCGTTAATGAACCAGTCTGCCAACAGATTGCCAGTGGCATCGTAGGCAGTGTAAGTGGCGGCACGTGCAGCCTGGGCAGTGAGAGCAGTAACTTGTCCTTGTGTGATCATTGACTAGTCCTGATTGATTGGAATTGACTGTATCGCTGGAGGCTCTGCCAAATAATTTTCAGCTGATATAGGATTTTGTATTGCAGTGGTGTTGGTTCTTTCATAGGCTTGTTCTGTCAGTGAACGCAAACTCACAGTGTTAGCCGTGGCTGCAGTCTGTGTGCTGCTGGTTCCGGTGTCGGTGCTGTTGAGATTGGATGTGACATTGACTCCTTTGCCGTGATAAGGATAGGGTTCGTGCGTGGGTGCTCGAGTCACTATGGTGTTCAACGTTCCTGGTTGCGGAGTCCACCCTTGGTTTGCTACGAATTTTGTGTCAACTAATTTGTATCCAGCCATGCTTTGCACGGGACTCACGGATTGTGCCGCTGCTCCATTGAGATTGATAACCTGGCCTTTGAGATTCAAACTGCTGCCGCCATCCCAACTGCTGGTTTTTCCTTTAAGGGCCAACACACCATCACTGCGAATACCCACACGAGTTTTTCCAAACATGGTTATGGCTGCATCCGAATACATGGTCAACGCCGAGTTGCCTTCAAGCCTGAGTTGATTGTTGGCTTTCATGCGTATGCTACCGCCGGCATACATGTTGATGTTTTGATCCGCATGTAGATTGATGGTGCCCTGGGTACGTATGTTTACTGAGTTGGTGCTGAACACATCTACTGTGCCTTGTTTGCCCAGTTCAATCCAGGTTTGTCCATTGGCATGAGTGATATAAAAACAATCACCATCATCACTCATGGTTATCTGATGCCCTTTGGCGGTGCGTATGCGAACCAAGGTGTCTGTGCCGGCCAAGTCCCCGTCATCCATGACCAAGGTATGGCCGCCTTGCCGACCAATTACTACCACATCCTGGGGCTTGATCTCGCCTTTCTCTAACTTTGAGGTTATGGTCTTGGGGTCTAAGCCACCTTGATAAATGGGTTTACCTGGAGTGCTGATGCCATACACAGTGCTAGGGCTTTCACGCTGACTGTTGCTACGAATAGGTCCTCTTATGGGATCACGATTCAATCCTTGCTGGAACAATATTCCGGCCACCACGCTTTGCACAGGTTTAGGTGCAGTAAAAAATCTAGGATTATCGTTGATTCCTTTGTTTAATTCATTTATTTCTGTGACTGGCAACAGCGGTGTGTTTACAAAATAATTTTCCTGGCTAGCATTTCCAGCCACATATCTTTGACTGCTACCAATGGCTGGAATCATGTGGTTGATACCTTGTTCGGGTATGCAACCAACATAGTAACCCTGATTGGGATCACCGGCCACAAAGAAGCACAGCACACTGACCCCAATGTCTGGTGGTGTAAACCACATGCCGTAGCTGTTTCTGTTGCCAGGATATGTGCCGGCTCCGGCACTGGTTCCTGACTGTGGGGTGGCTCCATAAAATGGTGGACAATAGCTCACAGTGCGCCAGAGAGCCGTGTTGGTCAAATCTGGTTTGCCGTTCTTGTCGGTGGATCCAAATTGTTCAATGTAAACTTGCAATCGACCACTGCGGGTGAGATCAACATTGTTGACTACTATGCCAATGTATGGTCCCATTTCGGCAGGCATACCACCACGATCAAACTTGTAGTTTTGAGTGCGTCCGCGACTTCGTTGTACGTTTTCTGCCATTGCTGTTCTCTTATGGGGCGTTTACACCTGAGTCATCACTGCCTGCCATGACTTGCGGGTTATTTACTTGACCTGGAGTGGTCCCGGCCGCATTTGTTGGCAGAGTACCTACCGGCAAGCCAGAGGATGTAGGAGCCACCGGCGGAGGTGCAACCTTGACAGCGGCTCGGGCTGCGCTGTAACTTTGTATAATTGGATTGCCAAACAAAGCTCTACCCTGGAAGTTGGATCCATCGGTGTTGACTCCGGTGATCACACTCAGCACATCGCCGAATCCTTCTTGGAACTCTGTGCCCAATGTGTTGTTCATGATCGGAGTTTCTGGCACGATTACCGCAGCCTTTTGAGGTGCTTTGTTGCCAGGTGGTGTAGGTGCTTTGGTTGGGAACAACATGAGTTTGCCTTTGAGATTCTGTGTAAATCTGCCTTCTTTGAATGTACTCAAACATTCTGTGGCGATATATACTCGACTGATCTGTGCATTGGCAGCGCCAACGGCAGTGCCGTAACTGTCAACTGCGTTGGGGTTGGCCAAGCCTGTGCTGAGATTGTAGTCGGTTGGTTTGTTGAATGCCACTTCAAACAAAATCTGTTGGCTGTCAAAGTTTATGGTTCCGTCGGCCAAGAATGCTCTGTACCTATAAGGATTGTCCTTGAGGAAGCCAGCAAATCCTTCGCCTTGTTGCAACCATGCTGGATCGCCAACTATGGTCATGTTGCATTCTTTGAGGTCTGTGGGACTGAACAGTTGATCCATGGCATTGGCCACAGGTTCGTTGGCACCACCGGTGCTGCCTTGATCACTTTCGGCACTGGCTGTTTGGGCACTGAATTTCAATAGATCGTTGGCATTGGCACTGATGTCAGATAAATCTAATCCCGACATTACCACATAATAAAGATTGTTCAGCGTTTCTTCGTAATTTAGAACCTGTGTGTTTTGACCAGTGAACCAATAGTTGTATTTTTTTTGCACACCATTGAATTTGGGCACAGGAAACCACGGACTATACAAATTTGACAATTTATAAGGACTAATTTTGTACTTGATACGATAAGCAAAATCATTTCTAATTCTATCCAACTTATCTGTCAAGGCCTCGCATTCCAAATTGATCTTGAACCATGCCACATTCTGTGCGGCTGTGCCTTTGAACAAATATTCGCCGGTCACTGGATCTCTGGCCAGCAGTTGCTGATCTTCTAGGTAACTGCTGTTTCTACAAATCTGGTCAACAAACTGTATGATCTGCAGACCGGCCACAGCCGATACAGTCCTGCTGTTGGGATCCATGGCCTGTTTGTTAGAAAGTTTTTGATCGGCTGGTGTTCCACGAGAGTTGTTGGCCGTGGCTTTTTTGTCCACTGTGCCCGGCTTGCGCAGTCTGGCATTGGCAATGGACGGAGTTTCAAATTCTATGATATATTCGTCAGCAAATTCTTGGCGTTTTTGATCTACCAATTGTTGTTGATACTGATTCAATGCATCCACTAGACCTTTGCGTATGGTGATTTTAGGAGAAGGAGCTGAGCTGGCCTTGGGGGGAGCTGGCAAGGTAGTGGATACTGTGGTGTTCGATATATCTCCGGTCTCTGCGGCTATAATGTTGGTCACTCCAAACTGTGCAGGTCCTGCCAGGATTTCCTGTAGACTACCTCCACTGAGTTCTATGTTGAAAGGAATGGTTCCACGTTGAGAACTTACATTGACCTGACTGGGCACGGCCTTGCACTGTAGTTCATATTCCACTAGCTTGTTAGCGATCTTGAATCCAACCTTGGTCAGCAAGAAAGGATAGAATTTTTCCACAAAGGCATTAGGGTCGGAGCTGCCATCGGCCAATCTATTGTTGCTCCCGCCCTGCACCAGATTTCCTTGTTCGTTGTAACCGTAGAATCTTACCACCAACAGATATATCATGCTAGTAAATGCAATCTTTTTATCGTCCTTGCCCCAGACTTGTTGAACTGCACGATCAAGGTTGTCTAAAAAAGTTATGCCGTTGGGTTCGATCACTGTCATGCTGATGTCAGTGACATTGTGCGTGAGCCCAGTGGCTTTGCCAATTATCTTGCTTTTTAATTCAACTTTGTCAATGTAATAATCATTGGCAAAAATAGTGCCGCTGGGATCTGCAAAGCGTTGATTTACTCCCATACCTCCGCTTTGAAACAACAACTGGCACCCGTTGGTTGCTTTGCGTTTGGTAAGATTCATGTTTTCGTAGGCCTGCGGACTCATTAAGTACACCGACGCTGAATAGGTATAACTGGCATACTGATCTAGGATGTTGTCTTGTGGCACGATGAATGGTTCGTTGAACAATGAATCAACTTCTTGTTGTGTGCTGTTCTTGGTCGCTCCGGTATCGTCTGATCCTGCGCCGACTCCACTCTGCGTGGCCGCAGGTGCTATGCCTCCGCCGTAATAGCCGCCATCTTGTGCATCGGCGTCACCGGGATCTCTCAGTAGTCCTGGGCCATAGGCTGGGGTGGCCTGTGTTTGAGTGATTGGTCTAACCGGAGCATTGGTGCCCGAGTCTACACTTTGATCAGTCACAGGAAGTATGGCTGTTGTAGCAGAGTTAGTGTCTGCTACAACTGTGACTCGCCCTTCTGGAGTCAATATTTCAGGCCTAGCATTAGGAGCCTGAGTCCTTGATCCTGGAACGGTGGCCTGCTGATCATCTCTGGCCAAATTGCCTGCGCTGGCTGTGCCCAAGGCGTTTAATTGTTGGGCTTGTGCCAGTTGATCTCTAAGACTGGCCAACTCTATTTCGGCATTGGCCAGTTCTTCTCCGGCCAACTGATCGGCCAGGGCCTGATTGCCAGACTGTTCGGCTGCTTGTATTTGTGTGTTGAGCCTGGCTATCCTGGCTTGCAGTTGTATAATTTGTGCAGTTAGTTGAGCCACGCTGGCCATATTAGAATCCTAACACTTCACGCAAGGTAGTAATTTTAGGTACGTAGATAGTGACTCCTTCTTTGAAGTCCAGGGGTGGCGCCTGCAAGGCATTGGGATTTCTTTGATAAAACACCCACCATAGAGTCGGCGTTTCATACAGGTCAAAGGCCAGCATGTCGGGCCGATACTGGTAGGTCTGATTGATCACCATTTGCCGATCGTCGGGCAATTTTGGTATGGGCCTGTTGACCATGGTGCTAAGATAAAACTGAGTATACCCTGTGGTAAAATACGGACTTGTTGAATCGTAATTGGCGGCCATTACCAGAATCCTCCTTTGAGTAGATTGCCATTGGCAAACGACTTGACACTAAACTGCTTGCTGACCTGACTTCGGCTCTGGGTTGGCAACAAGGTCAGACTTATTTCTATCTTGGTTGGCACATAGGTTGGGTTACCTGCGCCTAGACTACCGCCTGGGGCAAATGGAGCATCAAGCCCGCCTTTGCTCATGCCCACAGTGGACAAACGTTGTAATGCATAGCTAAGTGGATTGCCCAACGCGGTCTGACGAGACCTGGCGCTCAACAAATTGGTGTCGGCTCCAGTTAAAACACTCTGGGCACGGATATAGTTTACATCAGCCGGCAAACTATAATTGAATTGTGATATCAAACAAGGATGCTCGTTGAACTGATAATCGCCAAATCCAGAAAGATATGTCAGCGGAGGTGGACTGCCGCGTTCTGCATCTTGACCGTAAAACATCTTGGTCACACTGCGGAAAAAATGTATCACTGCCAGCAGATAGTTGGCTTCTTTG